CGCCGGCGGCGAGCTCGCGGAGCTCTTCCTTCGTCTCCTCGTCCTCCGCCGAGGCTTCGACGGCCGCCAGCAGCTCGTCGAGCTCGCCGAGGACACCCACCAGGCCCGCCCGGAGCTCGGCCATGTGGCCGAGGCTCACGGGGGACATGTCGGAGCTCGGCGAGGGGGCCACCGAGGACGGGTCGACCGGGAGCGCGGGGAGAGCGGTCACGCGGCCTCTTCGCGGGCGCGGGCCGAGGTCTTCGCGACGCCGGGGCCATAGGCAGGGAGGGTCGCGACCACCTCCCAGCCGACACGGGTGGCCCGGAAGCCCAAGCCCATGCCGTTGGCCCACTCGACGAGCTCGTCGAGGGCCCGGACGTCATCGCGACGGCAGGCGCGCCAGTCCTTGCTCGACCAGGTGGCGATCTGCACCTGGTGGCCGCAACCGAAGCTGGTGCGCACGGTGAAGCTGCCGTCGAGATGGAGGGGGCCGTTTGCGAGCTGGCGCTGCACCACCTCGGCGGCCCTGAGGAGGGTGGGCTCGTCCTGGATGGCCTCGCGCTCGGAGACGAGGTACGCGATCTCGGCAACGACCTCGTCGACGTGGAGGCAGGTCCCGGCGACGACGAACCAGAAGAGGGAGATGCGCTCCACCTTCATGCCGGCGATGAAGGCCACGCCGTGAAGTGTCAGGGAGGCGATCGTGGCCTGGATGCGGGCGGCGTCGGTGGAGGTGAGCGTGGGCAGCGCCGCGGTGGCGGGCGCCTGTGCTACAGGGAGCGTAACCATGTGGACCTCGGAGCAAGAGGTTTGCGGGCCAGGCCCCTCGGCGTGTCCTAACGCGCCGGGGAGCCGTTCAACTTTGGGGAGTATGCGCCTCGTTCTTTTTATTGTCTACATAAAAAGTGTAACGCTTCAAAAATAGTTGGTGCCGGTTCCCCGCCTCGGATGGTACATCTAGGGCATGGCGGCGCAGAAAGATCCCCGGGGGCGGAAGCCGTCGCTCAGCCCCAAGAAGCACGTGATTTCGGGCCGCTTGACCGACACGGAGTACGCGGTCTTCTGCGAGATGCGCCAAGAGGAGGCGGCGGCGCTGCGGTCCAAAGGCATCGACCTGACAGAGAGCGACTTCCTGCGAGCCCTGGTCTTCGAGGCCGCGGAGCGGCGGAGGAAGACGATGGAGCCCCCGATCGCGGCCCCTTCCTCCCCCGAGTCCTCCAAGCCCCGGAGGAACGGGACCCCTGCGCCCCCGAAGAAGGCGTCCGGGTCGAGGGCCTCCCCATGAACCGCAAGATCGTCGACCATGAGGGCAAGCCGCTGGACGAGGCGACCCTCGCCCGCATCTTCCGGCCGATGTCGCCGGAGCTGTTCGACGACCCCGTCTGCGGCGCCGCGCTCCGCCGGCTGGCGGCGGAGGATCCGGAGGTTATCGAGGCCGTGGCCGAAGTCGATCGGACGCTGATCTGGGGGCACCTCCAGGGAGTGGGCATGTCCGATTTTGCCCGCGGGGCGGAGCAGATCGATCGCGTCTGCTTTGCGATCGCGCAGATGGAGACGCTCCGCGGGTACCACCGTGTCGCTTGACGAAAAGACGCGGCGCATGCTCCGCGAACTGACGGAGATCGGCGTGGAGTTCGTCCTCGTTGGCGGCGCCGCCGCTGTCGTCCAGGACGTGCCCATGCTCACCGATGACGTCGACATCGTCCATCGCCGGGCGCCCGAGAACGTGGCGCGCCTCCTACCTTGGCTCCTCGCGCATCGCGCCTACAACCGCTCGGATCTCGCCAACCGCCGGCTTCCTCCGACGGAGGGCGCTCTCTCGGGCCACGGGCACGTTCTCCTCCAGACCGATCTGGGCAAGCTCGATGTGCTTTGCGAGCTGGGCGAGGGTGACGGTTACGAGCAGCTCTTGCCGGACACGACCATCGTCAGCAACGGCGAGATCACCCTGCGCGTTCTAGGCCTCCCCCGCCTCATCGCCGAGAAGACGCGCGCCGGACGGCCGAAGGACAAGGCGGTTCTCCCGGTGCTGATCGCCACGCTGGAGGAGCAGAGAAGGGGAGGCGCGCGATGAGCACGGCCGTCACCACCATCTGCGACGGCTGCGGGAAGGCACAGGGCGAGGACGACGAGTTCACGGAGATCGTGTTCCGTCACGCCTGGAGGCGGGAGACCTTCCACGCATGCAGCCCCCGGTGCGAGGCGAAGTTCCTCCTGAAGCGCGCCGAAGAGGTCTTGGTGCCAGCGTGTGCCGGGGAAGCGTCATGACCGCCGCCGTGCCGCGCCTTGATCCCGTCCCTGGCCCGCGCCTCACGCTGGCCGAGAACGAGGCGCCGCCGAGCTGGCAAATGAAGGTCCGCGGCGCGATCATCGTCGCCCGCAAGAGCGACACCGGCGCCGGGGAGGCGCACATCTGGCACGACCTGCACGAGGGGACGGTCGCGGCACTGGCGGCGGTCCAGCGAACGGGGAGCTGAGGCCCGCATCGCGGGCCGGGAGGGGAGCACACCATGAAGGTGAACAGGCTAGGGTTACCGGTCGCGTTCGCGCTGTGCGCGCTCGCCACCATGGCCTGCAAGAGGTCCGAGTCCACGGTGACCGAAAGAACGGTGGTGCCGGAGCCGTCGGTGACGCCGCCGAACCCGCTCGACGTCATCGCGACGAAGACCACCCTGGCGGACGCGCTTGCGGTGGCCAAGCCGTTGATGGAGATCGACAAGCCGGGCGACTCAAGCCCAGGCACTTTCCTCTTGGCGCTCTGGTCGCTTGAGCACCTGCGCTGGCAGGACGTGGCCCTGAGCCGCGACGAAACCTCCTACGCGAAAGTCAGGAAGGACATCGACGCGGAGCGGACCAAGCGACTCTGCGTGCCCGGCACGATCATTCAGATCGAGGCGTTCAAGCAACACAACGGGACGCTGTTCGGTGGTCTGATGCTGAGCGAGGGCGGCAACCTCTTCCACTTCAATGGGGTGCAGAGCAGCGGCGATCTCGTGGAGCGCAGCTCGGCGAGGTTCTGCGGGATCGTGACGGGCAAGTACGATTATGCGAACAGCGCTGGCGGCGAAGGCCACGCGATCGACGTGGTCGGGATGTTCGACCTTCCGCAGAACCGAGGACCCGCCGCTCCTTCCCCAGCGCCCGCCCCGCGTCGAGCGGGGGCGCCGTCTCAGGCGGGCAGCGTGGTCGTAGACCGGAAGCCGAGCTCCGGTGCTGCGCCATCCCCGCCGCCGGCTCCCTCGCCGGCGCCAGCTCCCCCTCCCCGGGCGCCTCAATCCGGCGGCTGCAACTGTGCCGCGGGGGATCTCGCCTGCGCGATGAAGTGCTCCGGTGGCCGGTGATGGTCTTTGCGGAAGAGGGCGCCATGAAGGCGACGATGTTCCTACTCTTGGTCGTGGGCGCGCTGGCGCTTTCGTCGGGCGCCTGCGGGGCCGATTCCGGGAGCGGCGGAAGCGACATGCTGTACCCCTCCGCCGCGTTTCAGCAGTACGGATGCACGAGGGACCCGTCGAACGACACCGACCACGACGGCTACTGCAACGGCTCGAATTTCCTGGCGTACCCCTACGCATGGATCTGTCCGAACGATGGCCCGCCCGCGTCCGCCCCGTGCAACCCCCGGCTTAATATCGGCGGACCCGATCAGGAGGTCGCCTATTGCTGCCCGGCTCCGTGACTAGGCGGAGAAGGCCCCGTCGCTCCCCGGCCCCAAGTCCCACGCCGGCCCGCTCGGCCCGGAGACGACCCGGAACGACGCCGACGCACAGGCGTGGCCTTGGGAGATCGGGGCGGTGCCCGGCGAGTTGAGCTGAAAGAGACGCTGCGGCGGCGTTTGTCCCCCTCCCGTAAAATACGGGAGGAAGTTGCAGTACACGGGGCGGGTCCCCGCGATGTAAAACGTGACCGGGGTCCCAACCGGGATCGGCGTGGGGTCCGGGAGCACGATCCCTCCCGTCGAGACGATGGAGTACTCATCGTAGGCGAGCACGTTCGGCAGGTAGACCACGGCCGACCCCGGACCGTTGTAAGTCCCCGAGGCCGGATCGATCGTGGTCCACCGCTGCGTCGTCGTCGCGTTGGCGCCGCTCTTCGTGTAGGGCCCCGTCTGCGTGGTCGCCCCTTCGAGGGTGACGGTGCCGATGCCGAACTGGTGGTTCCCGACGTGGCTCCAGTTGGCCGCGTCGCCGACGTTCAACCCAGCCGCGAAGGTACAGAGGGCGCCGGCGTCGACAAGGAACTGCCCGTACTGGATGACGTGGAGGAGCCCGGGGTTGCCCGAGGCACCCCCGAAGGCGGTCACGCTTCCCGGTGCGTTGTAGATCGTGCCGTAGTTGGTGAGCGCGCCGCCGAGCGAGATGCTGAGGTTCCCGTCGGACTGAACCACCGCGTTGCCACCGGCCTGCACCTCGAGGAGGCCGTACTGCTCGATCGCGAGGAGCCCGAATTGGAGGAGCCCCGGGCTGCCGGAGATGTTGATCGCGGCGCCAGTCTCGACGGTCAGCGTCTGCCCGCTGGTCATCGTCCCTTGGAACTGGTCGGCCTGGAGGATCGCCGTGACGTGGAGGCCGGTGGTGTTGCTCCCGCTCGCCCCAAGCACGATCGGCGAGGTCACGCTGTAGGCACCGCCGGCGGCGCCGTCGATGCTGTTCGCGTGATCCTGGTCCCACTGGTTGAACTCCTGGTGGGTGGGGACCGCGTTGGCCGTCCAGTTGGATCGGATCCTCGGGAAGGTCATGGATCGGCTCTTGCTCCGCTACGGAAAGGTGATGGTGCCGAGGGGCGTCGCATCGAGCGGGCTCAGATCGAGCGTGAACGGCCCCGCGGTGTTCGGCCCGGTCTGCTGCACGAGACCCCACGTCGAGACGCCGCGGAGGATCCGCTCGAGGAGGTCGTTCGTCTTGCGCCGCGTCTCAGGGTCGAGCGCCGCGGCCGCCGTGAGGATCACGAGGTCGACCCGCTGGCTGCTCGTCCAGGCTGGCCAGGGCATGGTGGTGGCCGAGCACCCGCTGTCATGCACCCCGTTGAAGGTCGCCTGGAAGTTCGTCGGCGTGACCGCCGTCACGGTCACCCTCTCGGCACGCGCCACGTTCTCGGGCTGCACCACGAGCTCGTCGTCGACAAGGAGCGCCGGCTGGGTTGGGTCCGCCAGTTGGTACGTGACGAACTGCGGGCTCCCGAGCTTCAGCGTGATCGGCTGGGTGATGACGATCCGCTTGCGCTCCACGGCCGGGAGCTGGAGGTTCATGGGCTGCGCGCCCGCGCCGCCCGCCGGCCAGGCGTCGATCTCGGCCGGCTTGGTCGTCCGGTACCAGACGAAGTCGCTCCCGAGCAGCGTGCTCAGCGCGTCCACCACCGCCTCCCAGCGCGCGCCGCGGGGGAGGAGCTTGCGGGCGGCGAGGGTGAGGCGCCGGGTGATCAGCGAGTCGTTCAGGCCGGGGACGATCTGCCACTCGGCCTCCCGGTCGCCCATGAACTCGGTCACGCAGTCGGCTTCGATCTGCTTGCCGGCGTGGATCAGCGTGAGGCGCACGACGGCGAGGCAGCGGGCCCACGCGTAGCACCAGCCGTCCTCGCGCGAGCCGGGGGTAACGGCGTAGTTGCCGTCCCCCAAGCCGGCGACGAGCGCGTTGTAGATCTTCTCCGCCTCGCTCGGCAGGCTCTGGAGGCGGAGGACCCCGAGCGGTGTGAAGGCGGAGAGGAGCGGCACCGGGATCTCCCCCTCAGGTCAGAGCACGCTCACCAGGAACGGCAGGTCCGCCGGCGCTCCGGTGAGGTTCCAGGTGCGGATCTGCACGCCGTTCGCGGCGGGCTGGACGACGGGCTGGGGATAGGGGTTCGGGTCGGTGATCCACGCCCGGGCCTTGGCGCGCGGCGGCGGCACGGTGCCGGCGGGCCACGAGACGAGGACGACGCCGGTGCTCACGTGGGTGAGCGTCATGTTCTGCTGCGCCCAGGTGGTGTTGATGAGGCTCGACATCGCGAGCACGTTCACGAACGCGGGGTTGCCGCCGGTAAACATCACCTCGATGTCGAGGGCGGGGATAATCCGGTTCATGCCGGCGAGCTGAAGCGCCCACTGGTTGAGCTGCGCCGCGTACGGCATCTGCGGGGGGATCGGCGGGTTCGCCGCGTCGTCGACGAGTGCTGCGCTGCCGACATCGTCGAGGGACGCCGCGCGCGCCAGCACCCCGAGCACGAGGTTGAAGTCCCAGGTGAAGGTCGAGGCGGCGGTCATGAAAGAAGGGCCTCAGGGCGAATAGAAAGCGAGGTCGCCCAGCGTCGCGAGGTAGCTCAGGGTCGCGGCCGCTCCCGGGGGCGTCTGGAAGGGGAGCTTCGGAGCGAGGGGCGTGACGGTCTCGACGACGTTGCCGAGGGCATAGATCGGCACGACGATCCGCGCGTCGATGAGGCTGGTCCAGCGCTGGGGGCTCTGCGGCTGCCGTCGCTGGCGGAGCCCCGGGTCGGGCAGGGAGAGCACCTGCTCTCCGGGCCCGAGCCCGTCGAAATAGCTCACCACCGCGGGGACCACGCTGTTCAGCGAATCGCTCCACGGGCTCGCGGCCTGGCCGGGGATCGGCACATAGGGGGCCGAGGCGCCGTAGCTCTGGTCCGGGGTGATGTCCCAGGTCCTGCCGGCCGTGACCGTCGAGACGGTGAGGATCTGGATCTGCTCGAAGAGCCCGGTCACGGGGTTCCAGAAGCCGATGTTCTGGCCCGGCTGGGGGTTCGAGATGACCGTCGACGTGGTGGTGAGGCGGAAGCTCGTGAGCGTCGGCGCGGGGCTCGCGGCGACCAGCACAGGGTCGCCAGGGATGAAGCTCGGCCACGGGCTCGCGTCCTCCCAGTCGTTCGCACCGGCGCCCCAGACCATCTGGAAGCCCATGGCGACGGGCGAAGCCACCAGCGGGCAGGCGAAGATGCCGTCGTCGCCGGGCATCTGGCCGGTGACCCAGGCCAGCGTCGCGGCGATCTGCGCCGCGTTCGGGATGCGGCTCTGGCCGGGCGCCGCCGGGTTCAGCGTGAAGACATAGGCGATCGTCCCCGGCCCCAGGGTCGCCGGGTAGGTGAAGACCTGCTGGACCGAGAGCCCGGGGGTCTTCTTGATCGTCGACTGGTACTCGGCGTCGTTGCCCGAGGCCGGCGGGTTGGCGCGCTGCTCGGAAATGAGCTGCCGGAGGGTGGCGTCATTGTCTGCGTTGCGGCCCCCCGTGAGCCCGTTGCCCTCGCTGTCGGCAAGGACCGCGCAGTCCGGCGCGCACCCCGGAGGCGGCGCCTGGAACTGCATCGCCGTGCCGGGGGCGAGGTTGGTGCTCGGACCCGTGTCGACGCCGGCAATGGGGACCGGCGTGGCCGTGGTGTAGAGCCCGCCGGTCGCCACCTGGTAGCGCTTCTGCGCGAGCTTGGACAGGACGACGGCACCCTGCTGGAGGTTGGTACCGCCGGCCGAGGTGGTGATGGAGAGGAAACCGGTGGCCCCGACGGCGGGGCGCGCGACGACGCCCTCGTCTTGTCCGATCGTCGCGAGCCAACTCCCGGCGCTGGTGCTCAACGTGGTACCGCGGCCGATGGTGACGGCGTCGCTGTAGAGCGGGGCCACCGTGTCCGCCGCGAGCGAGGCGTCGACGTCGGGCTGGGTGCCCGGCCCCACGTCGGCCGCGGGCACGCGGTTGCCGTAGTCGCGGGTGAAGTTGTCGTGGACCTGCTGTCGCGACAACGTCTGGACGACGCCGGGGGTCGAGTCGAGCGGCATGATGGGTGTGCGCGGGAAGCGTCAGAGGCCGGTGAAGTTGCCCGACGGCAGCGAGAAGGTGGGCGTCGTGCCGGTGACGAGGTTCTGGTAGGTGACGGCGATCAGGGTCGCGCCCTGGGGCAACGAGATCTCGACGTCGATGGCGACGATCGCGACCTTCTGGGCGGTGACCAGCTTCCGGAGCGCCGCGTTCGCCATGTCGGTCGCCTGGCTCTGGGTCGACGACGTGATCCGCTGGATCCGCCGGAAGGCCGCGCCGACCGTGGGCGCGCTCGCGATCGTTCCAAGTCCGACGAGGAGCACGAGCGCCACCTGCTGGTCGACCGGGTGGATCGCGTAGTAGTGCCCGTTCGCGTCGAGGAGGAAGTCCTTGCTCGCGCCGTCGAACCGGAGCGCCGCCGGCGGCGAGACGTCGCGCGGGGGCACCGGGGGCGGGAGCGGATCGAGACCGCAGTGCCCTGCCCCCGCGGGGTAGTTGCCGGCGCCCATCGTCTGCCTCTCAGGCCCCTTCGGGGTGCTTAGGTGGCCATGGCCTTGGTGGCCGCGATGCCCGTGGGCGGTGTCCACGTAACGCCGATGCCGGCCAGCGCGGTCTGCAAGGCCGCGAAGGACGCGGTGAGGGCGGCGGGGTTCACCACGACGAACTGCCCGCCCGGCGCGCCGAGCTGGACGGCGGTGCCGTCGATGAGGAGGCTCGGGCCGCCGGCGACCTCGATCGTGACCTTGGCGCCGGTGGTCACGTGGATCGTGAGGGTGTGATCCGCACCGGAGGCCAGGACGCGAGCGGGGTCGGCGGCGCCGCTGGGCTCGTAGAGCATCGCGCTGCCCAGGGGGAGCTGCGGGAGCTGGCCGGTCGCCCGGGGGTCCGAGAGGACGATCGCGTCGTCGGTGTTGTCGCCCGTGAGCCGGATGACGGTGCAGGCCTGACCCTGGTTGACGTTCCCGGCGCCGTCCGTGCCCGGATCCATCGGCCGAGCGATGAACCCGAGCGGGTGCAGGGCCTCGAGTGGCGGGAGGTTGGTGGTGGCGGAGTCGCCGTCGACGCCGACCTGGAGGAAGCCGTCGGGGTCGTAGCTCGAGCTCGTCGCCGACTGGAGGTCGGGCCGCAGGGGGAAGGCCCTCACGACCCGCTCTCCCCCGTCGCGAAGACCAGGTCCTCGGGACGCATGAGCGTGAGCTCGGTGGTCGTCTGGGGGTTCCGGCGGAAGACGACGCGCTCGAGGTAGTAGCTCCCCGAGAGGCCGAGCTCGTCGTCGCGGACGTCCACCACCGTGTCCGGGGCCCAGACCGCGCGCGCCCCGGTGGCGAGGCTCGGGATGGTGTGCCCGGCGACGGTGTAGACCAGGCTCCAGCCGGCGCGGCGCGTCTCCGCGAGCTTCCGCCGCGCGTAGAACTCGGCCTGCTCGGCGTTGGTGACGTTGGCGTCGCGGAGGACGAGTGGGCGCTGGATGCCGTAGCCCTGCATCTCCGTGTCCACGAAGGACCCGTGCAGCTTGGTGCGTCCGTACTTCTTCCCCCCGCCTCGCGCATAGACGGTCGCCTCGCTGTAGCGGCCCTCGGTCGCGTTTCGATGCTGGAAGGAGACGACGTTGACGGCGTTCCGCGTCAGCCCGCGCTGGCGAACGATGCGGAAGAAGGGGACCTGGTTGCCGTTGGGGGCCGAGACGATCAGCGAGCCGTCGCCGGCGGCCCACAGGAAGAGGCCGGCGCGATCGAACTCCCGCTTGAGGAACTCGTACATCCGCTCGCCGATGCGCGTGCGGAGCTGCTTCGCCGTGGGCCCGGTCGTGTTCTCCTGGGGATCGGCGCCAGAAGCCGCCGTGGGCTTCACGCCGATGCCGGTGGTGAGCTTCCGGTTGGCGTCGTTGGAGTAGTAGATGACGTAGTCCGCCGACACCTCCGAGATCGCTTGGTCAGCCATCTGGGCGTAGGTCGCGTTGTCGAAGCTCTCCTCCTTCGTGATGAAGGCGTCGTGGATTGGCGCGAGGTTGTCGCGGCCGTGGAGGGTGAGAACACCGCCCCCGCTCCCGTCCCCGCTCGCCTCGTAGCCGTCGATCTGCCCGGTGAAGCGCGGCGTGTTGCCGACGAAGAGCTGGAAGGGCGTGTTGGGCTGCGCCTTGGCGATCAGGCCCTTCAGGACGTCACCCCAGCCGAAGCGCAGCGTGAAGTGGCTCGGCTGCGTCAGGATCGACTGCTGCACCTCGTAGGTCTCGGCGACGAGGATGTCCTCCCCGTTGAGCACGACGCGGACCCGGTCGTCCAGATCGCCCGTGACGTCGCCGAACGTTTCACCGCCCCCGCTCCCGAGGGGCACGAGGTCGAAGCCGGAGAAGGTGGGCATGGGTGTTCAGGCGGCGGCCGACGTCGTGGCGAACAGGTAGGCCTTCAGCACCGTGCCCGGCGGCACCCGGAACGGGTCCTCGATGGGGTTGGTCTGCATGAGCTCGATCGCGTGCGAGGAATCGCCGTAGATCGCCGTCGAGATCACAGTCACGGACTGGCCAGGCTCGGGCACCGTGTACTCCACCACCGTGATCCCGGTCTGGAGCGCATCGTTGGCGATCTGCTGGGCCTGGCTCCAAACCCCCTGGAGCGCGTAGAGGAGGGGATACGCCGTGCAGTCGTTGAGCGAGCTGCACGTGGCGTCGGCATTCAGGCAGAGCGTCACGACATCGTCGGCAAGGCCGGCAACGGCCGCGCCGTACGTGTCCGCGTCCGCGATCTCGTCGAGGAGGATCGAGGCGGCCGTGGCGATCGCGTAGAAGAGCGAGAGGTCGGCCGGTGGGATCTGGAGCAGGAGCACCGGGTCCGGGGCGTCGATCAGCGCCTCGGCGTCCTCGAGACGCGAGATCTGGTCGGCGAGCGCCTGGTTGTAGTCGGCGAGGGCGGCGGAGAAGCCCGAGGCCGTCTGGGCGACGAGCTCGGTGACGAGGAAGAGGTTCGACTGGTCTTCGCGGAAGGTCGCCTCGAGCGTGACGCCGTTGCGGGCCGCCTTCGGGTCCACCACGACCCGCCAGCTCGTGCAGTATGCGGAGATGGTGCCCAGGATGGGCACCACCAGGTCGAACGTCTTGCCGCCCTCGAAGACGATGAGCAGCGACTGCATCGTCTCGGGGAACGCCTTCGGGTAGCGGGGCTGCCCCTGGTAGAGCGGGATCGTGTAGTGGAACTCGTAGAGGCGCCGGCCGAGCTTCTCGGGCGCCCCACCCGGGCTGTGCGGGTATTCGTGGACGTGATCCCGCAGGCCGCCGGTCACGTCGAGGTGCGAGACGGCAAACTCATAGCCTGCGAAGCTCGCACGCTGGAGTGTATCGAAGACCTGGGTGGCCATCGTTCTACCGGATGGGGATTGGGCTGGTCGTGCTGCCGGCGCCTGGGGAGGCACCGCCAGGACCGCCCGGCTGGTTCGTGACGTGGACCTTCAGCGTCCCGCTCGTCAGCGCCGAGTGGACCTTGTCCATCGCCGCCTTCAGCGTCGCGAGGTCCGCCTTCAACTGCCCGAGGTGCTCAACGTCTGCGTTCGTGTTCGCCTGCCCCCCCCAGCTCTTCCCGACTGCCCCGTTCGTCACGTAGTTGGCGAGGGCAGAAAGCGGGTCGATCCCTCCGAGTGCCTCGATCGTCGAGTTGGGGTTCGCCTTCGCCGCTTCCGCCCTCGAGATCTGAAGCTCCATCGCGGTGATCTGCGCGTTCTTCGCCGCGAGTACCCCCGGGTCGATCGTCCCGCTCTCCCGGGCAGCGCGGAGAGCGCTCGCGCCTTGGACCGCCCCGAGCCCCGAGTTCTCGGTCGCAGCGTCGGCGTGACCCTTCGCGTCGTAGAAGGCGTCGATCGCGAACATGCCCGTCGTCACAGCGATCGTCGCCGTCCCGAGGATCAGCCCACCGCGCGACCCGAGCGAGGCAGCGAGAGCCTTCCCAACGGCTTCCCCGACCGCCGCCTTCGCGATGCTGGCCGCGATGGCGGCCGTGAGCGCCTGCCCGGGGTTCTCCGCAGCCCAACCGACGAACCTCGCAAACGCCTCCGCCGCCGACGCCGCGACGGGGGCGAGCTTCTCCAACGAGCCAATGACCTTGGGGAGGTTGTCGTCCGCGATGGCCTGGAGCCGGTTCTGAAAGAGCTGCGCCTTGCTCTCCGTGGTCTGAAGCGCGGCCGCGAGCGACTCGGAGATCTGCTTCTGGCTCATCGAGCCGCCGTACTCGCCGAAGAGCGCCTCGATGGCCTTCTTGCCGCCCCCCTTCCCCTGCTTCTCGCCCTCCTGGTACGGCTGTGCGAACGCCTTGAGCACCTTCGCCGCGTTCACGTTCGGGAGGAGCTTCGCGACCTCGCGCGGGTCGCCGCCCTTCGTTACGGCCAAGAGCTTCGGGATGATCTCCGAGAGCCCCCGCGTCTTCCCGTGCTCGTCGAAGACGTCGGACTGCTTGAGCTTGCCGGGCCCGTACAGGGACTTGAGCCCGCTCTTGCTCGAAAGCGCCTCGACGAAGCGGTTCGTCGCCGTTGCCGCGGCGCCGACCGTCTGTCCCTGCATCTTCTTCGTGATCTGGAAGACGGCCCCGAGCTCTTGAGCTGCCTTCTCGGACCCCTCGGCGAACTGGTTGCTGGAGGAGACGATGCGGCCGATGAACGGCGCCATCGTCCGGAGCTCGCTTGCGCCGAGCTGGCCTTGCTTGGCGACCGTCGCCATGACGCCAGCGAGGACCTTCGCCTTGTCCGGCGTGTCCTCGAGCTTGACGGCGATGTCGCCGGCGGCGTCCATCACGTCCTCGAGGTTCGATCCGGTCGCCTTCGACTGGATCGCCATCTCTTTGAGAATGCGCATCCCCGTCTCGAGGTCCGTCGACTTCCCCACGAACTTCTGGAGCCCGGAGAGCGCCTTCTCCTCATCGATCGCCGCCGCGTTCGCGGCCTCCTTCGCCGCCGCGATTACCGCTTTCGGATCCTGCCGCTTGCCGACCGAGCCGCTGGCCCCCTCGACGTATGCGCTGGCGGTGATGTCGGTCGCCGTCGACTGCGTCTTGACGTTCTTGCCTACGAGCGAGGCGACGTCGAAGTTGACGCCGGCGCCGCGCGCGACGTCCCCGGCGAGCCCCATCCCTCGGGTGACGATGCCGCCGAAGGTCCGTCCTGCCGAGGAAAGCATCCTCCGGCGGTTGGCCTCCTGCTTGTGCAGCGAGCGGTCGGCGTCGCGCTCCTCCTTTTCGAGGTAGCGCTTCTTGATCTGGTAGACGTACTCGTAGGCACGCGCCTGATCCTTAGCGGCCTTCTCGGCGGCCTTCGCCTGCTGCTTTGCAGACCTGTCGGCCTGCTTGGTGATGTCGTCGAAGGCTCTCTGCGTGTGCCTCGGTGCGCTCCGATACCCCCCGACGTATTCCTCCGCGCCCGCCTTGCCCTGGCCGCCGATCTGCTTGCGCGCGCGCGCCGCGGCCGCGACCAAGGGATCGAAGACGCGCGCTGCCCCCGAGTCGAGCTGGGCGCCGACCCGGACTTTGATGCTGCTAATTTTGGTGCGGCGGAACTGGCCTTAGCCGTCGCTCCCGCCCCTCATGAGATCGATCGCGGCCCCGAGCAGCCGCCGCGCGCGCCGGGCCTCGAGGGGGCTGATGCCGGCCCAGACGTCGCCGCTCGCGTCGTCGTTCTCCACCTCCCCGCCGCCGAGCTGCTCGGCGAGCCAGGCGAGGTCCTCGTCGTCGGCCTCGGGGACGGTGGGGCTCTCCTCGAGTAGGAGCCGGTTGAGCTCGTCGAAGAGCCACTCGATGCCCTTGGGCGTGAGCGCCAGCGGCACCAGGCTCTCGGCGCCGCCGAGGGCCCCACCGAAGAACGGGCGGGCGGCGTCGTCCGGCTTGCAGGTGCACCGAGCGACGAGCCACGCCATCAGGGCGCCGTCGCCGGCGGCCACCCGCTCGTCGACGTCGGCGTCCTGGGGGTGGAGCCTCCATGCCTGCTGTGCCGCCGCGGCGCGCGCCAGGACGGCGTCGGCCTCCGCGTAGAGCCGGAGGCCGACGTCGACGTCGCCGGCGGGCCGGTCGGGGTAGGTTGTCGCCCAGGCGGTCGCCGGCAGCACGACTACGCGCGGGGGCGCGTTGCCGAGCCGCTCGACCACTGCGGCCTTGGCGTTCCGGAAGGGGCTGCGGGCGGGCCCCGGGGCCGGAGGAGGCGCCGCTGGCGGCGTTCGAGCAGCGGACGCGGCCACGCCCGCGCCGCCGCGGGGCCCAGCGGGATGCGTCCTCCCGGCCTGCGCCTGGTGATGGGCTGGCGGCCCAGCGGTTTCGAAGAGGCTCATGGCGTGGATGCCGGCCGCGTGGAGGCCCTCGCCCGCTCGATCAGATCGAGGTAGCGGTGCCGTCGGCCGAGGAAGAGGCCGATTTGGCCAGGAGTGAGCTCACATGCTGCTTGGCCAAAATACGAAAAGAGATCCGTTGCAAAGTACGCGGCAAATGCGCAAAAGGGCCGTCCGCCGCCTCCTCCTCGAGCGCGGCTTCTCCCATCACGAGCGCCATGAAGGCTGCCCCATTCATCGTTCGCGGCCTCGGCGCGCACTCGTCCTGCCAGAGCTGCTGCTCCTCGTAGAGCAGCACGATCCGTTCAGCGTCGAGCTCGGAGAGGATCTCGGCCATGTCGCCGAAGAAGGGGCGCTCGGGGTGCTCGGGATCGAGGCACGCGAGGAGGAGCGTCGCGGCCATCGAGCCCAGGTCGAAGAGCCGATCGCCCTCCCTCGGTTCCGGCAGCGGACGCGAATCGTCGTTCGGCCGCGCCTTTCGCATCTCGTCGAGGGCGTAGGCGCGCGCCCGCGCCACCACGGCGCCGAGCTCGAGCCCGTTCAGGGGACGCACCAGCACGTCGACGGGGTCGTCGAGGCCGGAGAGCGGCAGCTTGACGGGTTTGGTCGCGCGTGTGCCGCGCGCGATGTCGCAGAGGCGGGGCATGGGGCGCCTACTCGATCAACTGCGGCGCGCCGCCGATGAAGGTGTACTTGCCCTTGGCCTCGCCGCTCTTGCTGTCGCTGGTGTAAGTCGAGCCTTTGATGACGCCCTGCGCGAGCATCATCGTGCCGTTGCGGAAGCTGCCGATCGAGATGGGCTGGCCGATGAGGCTGTCGAGGTCAATGTCCATCCCCAGCACGGGAATGATGGTGTCGAACTCGAGGCTGGAGATCTCGTCGGCGCCGATGGACTGCCCGATGACGCCGTCGATGCCGTACTGGTTGGCGGCGTTGACGTCGCGGGTCTCGGTCGAGCTCGAGACCTCGGCGACCTTCTGGCCGTTGAGGTAGAGCGGAAGCGGTCGGATGATCGACTGGGCCATGGGGGCTCCGTCCGGTGAATCCGGGGAAGACGTCGGGCGTCACGGCGGGCGCGCACGCCCGAACGACGCGGGCGGGGTTCAGGCGGGCGTGACGTTGCGGACGCTGACGCCGATCTGGTGGTCGTTCGGGCAGGGGTAACAAGGCACGACGCTCATCAGGCGCTGGGCCGAGGCGTTGTACTCGGCGAGGATGGGATTCGCGGCCGTCGAGCCCGGGAGCAGGATCGGCGGCGCGGTCTCCTCGAGGAGCTGGAGCTGGAGCCCGGCGTGCTGGCGCCAGAGCGAGGGGGTCGCGAAGCCCGAGGGGGGCTTCTTTTGGCTCGGGTCGGGGTCGGGCCCGACGCGCGGATTACCCGGCTGGAAGTCGGTTCCCCAATAGAGCCGGAGCACGAGACGCACGTAGTCCGGGACCACGGCCTGGCTGGTGTCGAGCGTCGTGTACTGGGGGTTGCCGAACTGGTCCTGCGAGTGCGTGGTGATGGACCGCACGACGTAGGCACCCTTGGTGGCGTTGGTGCAGATCGGGGTCACGCCGGAGTTGAGCGCGCCGATCAGGGTGGCGGAGTTGCACCAGTCGGCCTGCTGGCTCTGCGGCGCGACCCCCGGGAGGACGTAGCTGTCGTAGGAGGCGTCGGGGTCGCCCTGCTCGACGGCGCAGCGCCTCGCGGCGAAGGTCGCCGCGATGAAGCTCGGGATGGTCTCGCCGTCGTTCTGCCAGAGCATCTGCATGCGCTCGGCGTTCAGCGTCGCCTGCGCGAGCGAGACGGCCGCGGAGTACGTGCCGTTCACCGCGAGGACGGCGTGCTCGAGCAGGCCCGTGAGGGGCGCCGCCTGGTTGTTCAGGAAGGTGTGCCAGAGAGCGCCGTTGGTCGCATCGTTCTGGGCGATGGCGAAGCGGTCGTACTGGGTCGCCTGGATGACGCTGGAGAGCAGGGTGGAGACGCTCTCGGTCCCCGCGCCGCCCCCGAAGTGGACGCCGGGCCCGGTCATGGCCGCGCCGCCGGCGATCGCCACGCTCATCCCCGCGGGCAGGAGCGAGACGTCCTGGTAGAGCGCGCCCTGGTTGCCGCGCGCGCCCTTGCTCTTGCGGGTCAGGGTAATGGGGTAGGTCGGGCCGCCGCCCACCACAGCCGTGACCGAGAGCTGGGGGATCCCGTTGATGGCGTTGGCGATGGTGGTCGAGAAGCTCTGCACGTTGTCCGTGGAGAGCGCGTTCGCGCTGACCGTCACGCCGTCGATCCGGCCCGTCCATGTGCCTGCGGACGACCAGGAGCCCGAGACCGTGATCGTCGCCGTGGCCGCGGACGCTCCCCCGGCCTCGGGGACCGGCGCGGCCCAGATGGTGACGCCCGGGATCTGGAGGGCGCCGTAACACATGACGGCGAGCTCGCAGCCGGCACCGAAGAAGCTGTCGGCGTCGTTGGACGAGGTGATGAACTTGACGTCCTGGTTGGGCGTTGCGGTGCCGGTCGACAGCATCGTGCCGACGAGGCACAGCAGGATCGGGACGCTCCCCGCGGTGACCGGGCCGGCGTTGTAGACGGTCTCGCCGAAGTAGCCGGGGATCTTGATCGTGCTGTCGAAGCCGATGATCTGGATGGTCACGAGGCGTCTCCCGGAGCTGCGGGCGTCGCGGACGCGGCCAAGACGAACTCGGGCTCGGCCTCGAGGTCGGCGGCGGCGCGCAGGTTGTCGGGCCATTCGTTGGTGGGCGGCGGCTCGCCATAGGTGGTCGTCCAGTCGGCGATGGCCTTCTTGGCGGCCTTCCGCAGCGCTTCGGGCGGCGCGACGAAGGGGACGCCGGCGGCCTTGGCGCTCGCCGGATCGGCAGGGATCAGGCTCCCCTCGCGAATCCCGAGGCGGTAGTGCGGGGTGTCGGGCAGCAGGTGCGGCGCCTCGATCTCCACCGCGTGGGCCCAGACGATGCGCTTGCGGGGGGCGCGGTCGACGTGGACACGCCGCACGGTGCCGTTCGGGCCCTTGATCGCCGCCGTGAGGTCGCCGGGCTGGGGGAGGTGCCGCGTCTTCGGCTTGCCGTCGGTTCCCGGCGAGCGATCGACGTTCGCGCCGACCCATCGCCGGTCGGGCGAGTGGTGGATCGGGTCGAAGGGGAACGTCGCCGCCGGGAGCCCCTCGTGGTCGAGGAAGGCAAAGGGGTTCGGCAGGACGCGGAGGACGTCCTTGGTCAACGGCATGGTGGTGCTCGATCGGGTGGAGAGGAGGGGAGAGGGCGATCGACGGCGACGGATCAGCCGCGCTAGCCAGCGCTGAAGATCGACGTCTCGCGGACCTGGTCGTTGTAGGTGCCGCTGGTCGGGTACTGCGCGGTGAGCGCGTTCTCGGGGGCACCCGAGATGTCCCGGATCCAGCGCTCCTGGACGTTCAGGGTCACCTCGACCGCGTGCGGGTAGCTCCGGCGTGGGTTCCCGTCGCTCATCTGGAGGGTCCAGCGGAACTGCCTCCACTTGGCGATCTCCAGCCTCATGAGGCGGCCCAGGAGCAGGATGTTGGTGCCGCGCCCGACGTAGCCCCCGAGCCCGAAGGAGAGCATCGACGTGGTCCCGGCCTGCTCCGGGGTGTCGATCTCGGTCACCTGCTGGAGCTGGAAGTCCCCGACGAAGGTTCCCGTGCCCGCGAGGATGACGCGCGAGATCCGCGGCTGGCCGTCGGAGCCGACGCCCACGACGTCAACCTCGCCGAAGCAGGGCGTGCCGGTCACGGTCACGGTGGGGAGCTGCGCCGGGGCGAAGGGTGCGCTGCCGGCGGTGCCGTTGAGCGCGGGGCCCATGTAGACCTGGGCGCTCGTCGAGCTCGGGACGGCCTGCATGAGCGCCGCCGGCGACGGTAGCGTGGTCCCCGCCGTCGGATCGGTGTCCCACGGCGCGACGTACGACGGCTCTCGCATCGACTCGATCGACCGGTCGAGGATCTTCACCACGCCGTTGACGAAGCTCTTGATCCGGGTCCGTGCCGACTGCGGGGCCGGTTGGAAGAGGTAGAGCAGCGTCCAGGCGTCTTCCTCGACGCGGTAGTCCTCGGCGAGCCAATAGGGCCGGTCGCCGCCGTTGCGGAAGACGTAGACGGCCGGGAGATCCCTCTCGGCGAAGTCCTCCTCGGCCGGGTCGTGCTCGAATGCGTTCCGGACGACGGGGTTCTGCACGGTCCCCGAGCCGGTCTGGAGTCCGGTGATGGCCGGCACGACGGCGCTGTAGGCCGAGTGGCCGTGCGTGTTGAGCACGGCCTGCGCGAACTGCGACACCAGCGTGACCGCGGGGTCGGCGACCTCGACACCGGGGAGGGGCGGAGTGAGGGGGAAGGGGATCGCGCCGTAGGTGTCCATGCTACCCAATCGGGATGGAGAAGAACGGCCCCGCCCTGGTGCCTCTGCGCCCAGATCGAGGGATCTTCCTCGTCCTGGGGCTGCTCCTCGTGGACCGCCGACGCAGGCGCATCAGCTTTCGCGGCAAGTCTCGCTGCTGGCTCAGGTACGGTGCGGGGCCGACCTCCAACGAGTTGTGCAGCAAGTGGACCGACAGGCGCAGCGGGGAAGCGGACAGATGAAGACGCACAAGATGTTCGGCGCTGAGCCGGCCTGCGGCGCGAAGGGCCGTGCGGTGCCGGCGCAGGAGGGCGAGGCGCCCACGTGCCGCAAGTGCCTCGCGTGGGTGCGTGCGGCGAACCGCAGCTATCGCGAGCCGGCGGCGCTCAAGGCACCAAAGAGGAGCCGGAGCCGGTGGCGATGACGGGCGCGCTACAGGGGTAGGCGACGGTGGCAGTCCAGTCGTGAAAGCGGAGCGCCATCCTTGCCAGCCTGGTTCTGGGCGCCCGGTCCACGCGCAGCGCGGCCAGGGGGTCCGTCCAGAAGAGCAACCGGTGGGCGACGCAGTTGTGCGCCCAGTCTGCGGCAAGACGACGCAGGCTCATACGGTCGATCCGACGACGGAGCTCGGGTCGGCGCGGAGGCTCTGATCGGACGACGCGGCGATCACCGCGCCCGATCCCTCCCACCGCACCGCGTACTGACCCGCCTGGTGGAGCAGGAAGTCGTAGTGGTAGAGGCCCTGGCCGTCCCGCACCACTTGCCCGCCGGAGTAGGTGAAGACCTGGACGGGGCCCGTGAGCGGCGGGAGCGGCGCGACGCGAAGGGTGACGTCCGTGGGGTCCGCGAGTGGCTGCGGGGTGCCGAAGGGCTGAGGCACGCTCTGGTCGGTGAAGATCACCTCGAGGCGGACGGGGTTGCCGATGACCATCTCGCCTCGTGCGCGCGCGGTGACGGTGTAGCGGAGCCTCGCCTTGGGGTATGCCCTGCCGTCGTGGCCCCAGATGAGGGGGAAGGTGAGCGCCTCCTGGGGTGGCAGCGCGAAGCCCGGAGGCAGCGCGAAGACGGCCGAGACCTGGAAGGGGGCGCCGGCGACGTCGCCGGCGCCGAGCGCGACGAGCTCGGGCGGCGGGAGCGCCGCGGCAGGCGGCAGGAGGTTGACCTGCACCACCAGCTCCGCGACGGCCGCGGGCTTGCCCGCGCCGGTGGGAACGAGCTCGACAGGAGGAAGCTTGGCGGAGGCCGGCGGAACGCTCAGCAGCACCACCGGGACCGCCGCGGCCTGGCCCGCGCCGACGGCGAGCTGCTCGACCGGTGGGAGGCTCGCGCCCGGAGGCAGGGCCGCGGCGCGTTGGGGCGCCACCCCGGGGAGCGGCGGCCCCGCTGAGAGCAGGGCCAGGGGCGGGAGCTTGGCTGTCGCCGGAGGCGCGCCGAGGAGCTGGCGCGGGAGCGCCGCGGGCTGGCCGGTGCCCAGGAGGAGCTGCTCGTGGGGCGGCAGCCCGACGAACGGCGGCACGATCGCGACCCGCTGGAGGGCGGGCGCCGCGGCTTGGCCGGCGCCGGCGGTAAGGACCTCGCGGGGCGACAGGGTGGCCGTCGCTGGTGGAGACCCGCGGAGCTGGATCGCGACTTGGGAGGCCACGCCCGCGCCCGCGGACACCGTCTCCGCCGGCGGGAGGCCCGCGAAGGGAGGCGGCGGGACGTGGAGGTGGAGCGGAGCCTGCGCGGCCTGGCCCGCGCCGGCGGCCACCACCTCGCCCGGAGGGAGCTTCGCGGAGGTCGGGAGCGCGGCGACCGTCGAGCACGCGAACGGCGTCTGCGCGGGGACCCCTGCGCCAAGGGCGAGGAGATCGGCGGGCGGGAGCCTCGTCCCCGGCGGGAGTGCCGAGACGGTAGAGGCGAGCGCCGGGGCCTGCGCGCCTTGGCCGGTACCGGCCGCGGTCCTCGCTGCCGGCGGAAGGGCGACGAAGGACGGAGGGCCGCCCCGGGAGATGCTCGTGATCGCCGAGGCCTGGCCAGCACCCGCGGCGAGGAACTCGCGAGGCGGCAGCGCGCCGAACGGCGGGACCGCCCTGGCAACCTGGACCGGGATCTGCGCGGCTTGGCCGCTCCCGAGCACGACGAGCTCGCCCGGCGGGAGCCCGGCCCGGGGCGGCACGAGGCCGACCTGGGCGAGCTGGAAGGGGACCTGCGCGCCCTGGCCGGCGCCAGGCGCCACGAGGCCAGGGGGAGGGAGCCGAAGCGCAGGGAGCGCCGCGGTGGCGAGCTGGAAGGGGGCGTAGGCCGGAGCGCCGCCGCCGGCAGCGCGGACGGGGAGGGGAGGCAGCTTCACCGAGGGCGGCACGAGGCCGACCTGGGCGAGCTGAAAGGGTGGGAACGCGGAAACGCCGGCGCCCGCGGTGAGGTTGTCCCCGGGGGGCAGCTTTGCCGACGGCGGGAGCGCCTCGACGGTAGACGCGACGAACGGCACCTGGGCGCCCTGGCCCACGCCCGCAGCCAGCAGCTCCGCGGGGGGGAGCTTGGCGAAAGGCGGGGGCGCAGCGGTGAGTTGGACCGCCACCTGCGCCGCCTGCCCAGCGCCTGCTGCGACGACGACGCCGGGCGGCAGCCCGGGCCGCTGGGGGGGCGCAGCGGTGAGTTGGACAGGGGCTTGTGCGCCCTGGCCGGCGCCCACCAGGACGTGGGCGGGTGTCGGGACGAGGCTGTTGACGCCGGCGCCCGGCACGCAGCCGGAGACGATGAGGAGACCGCCGGCGACGGCGCCGACGAAGAGATCCGCCGCCATCGCCGTGCCCTGTCTGCGATGCGCGCTGTGGCGAGCGCGCGCTACTGCGCGGTGATCTCGAGGTGGAACTCGCGGTGCACGTTGCCGCTCGGATCCTCGAGCGCATCACCGCGGAGCTTCACCAGGACGCGCGACTTGTCGGGGGCGAGCTCGCCGAGCTCGGCGAGAGCGAACGCCTTGGCGGCCTTCCAGTCGGCCGCCCCGCGCGCGTCGGCGGGGACGGGGTGGCCATCGAGCGCGGCGGCGATGCCCCAGTGGCCATGGCAGGGCCCTCCCTGGGCCGCCTTGCAGTGCGCGCAGGCATTCTCGAAGCGGGTGCCATGCGTGGGACACTCCTTCGTCTTGCCCGCGAGGCAGGTGACGCACTTGTAGTTCATCTCCGGCTCTTTCGGGCCGGAGTAGTGGAACGACCATTCCATGGACATCTCCTCGGCTCCTGGGACGCGTGAGAGGGCGGCCGAGCCGCGTGACTCGGGCGCCTCGGTCCCTCTACTCGTCGTACTCGTAGTAGAAGGCCATGTTCGCGGAGCTGGTGGCCGCGCCGAAGTTCCAGAGCACGTTCCACGCGCTCTTCGCGATGATGATGCGCTCGTCGAGGGCGAGCTTCCAGATCGTCCCCGCGCCGACGGCGGCGCCGAGGATGGTCTGACGCTGGAACACGGTGGGCGCGGTGGGGGCGGTGCCCCAGGCCGTGCCGAGCAGCGCGGTGGCGCTCGCGTCGGCGAGGTCGTGCGCGACCGGGGTGACGGTGGCCGAGGTCGCCGGCGTGTTGGCCGGCGTGCCCATGCCGACCGAAGAGCTCGTCGCGGCGCCGTTGAAAACGCCGACCTCGCGGATGAGCGCGCGGCGGGCCGACGTGGTGTTGAGGGTGACGTAGGCGGCAGCGCTCCCGGTCCCGGAGCTTTGGGTGGTCGCGGCGGTGAACGTGGGCATGGGATCTCCTGCGGAAGAGCCGCCGCGCTCGTGGCGCTGATCGGCGAGAATCGGTGGGCGCGCGCGGTGCGCAGCGCGAGGGGCGCGAGCGATCAGCTCGCGAGCGCGGCGGCCGCCTGTGGCGCGCCGAGGAGCCAGGGGGCCGCCAGGGCCGGCTGATCCAGCACGACGCCGCACTCCTTCAGGTAGTGCTCCACGGACCGGCGCACGTGGGCCCGGAGCCGGTCGCCCTCGAGCAGGCTCCAGGCGCCGGTCGAGCGGCTGACCGAAGAGAGGGAGATCGCGCAGGCCGGCTGGTGGCGCGTCTCGGGCAGGTTGAAGGCGACGATGAGGGAGGGGACCTTACGGCCGAATCCATCGTCAAACCACTTCACCGCGTAGTCGGCGTCGGCGCAGTGCCGGATGTCGTCGAGGTGGCGGCGGGCCGTGTCGATGGACCGCGCCTCGAAGCCGATGTCCGCGAGGAGGTTCTGCGTCAGCATCTATCTCTCCATGATCTCGGCGACGCGTTCGGCGGCGAGCTCGACCTCGACCTCGATGACGCGCTCGGCCTTCAGGACGGCGGGGCCCATGAACGGGTACGGCTTGCCGCCGGGGTGATGAACCATGCTCGCGAAGTGCGTCTGGCCGTCGGCTTGCCAGCGGAGGGCCACGCGGTGCGTCCCGATGTCCTTTTTGTTGCGCCGGCCCTGCCCCTTCGGGAGTGGCCCGACGAAGCCCTGGCCCTGCTTCGGGTAGATGTCGTGGGGCTGCGTCCCGCTCTCCACCCACGAGGCGTGCTTGGCGCCTGCCTCGAGGACGCCGACGGCCTCGCCGCCGGCGCCACGGACCGCTGCCCGCTCCAGATAGCCCCGGATCGAGCCCGTAAGCGCGCCTGTGCCTTCCTTGTAGGGATGGCGCGACCGGGCCTCGTCGGCGCCCGCCTCGACACCGCGTTCGACGCCCCGGGTGATGCCCTCAGCGAGCGCGCCGGCGGCGGCGTCCCAGGCGCGCTCCATGTCGCTGGTGTCGATCTCGCAGTCGAACACGGAGACCTCCCGTCAGGAGCCGGTCAGAAGCCGTCGCCGTTCTGCCGACCGTCCGCGCTCGTGATGCAGGTGCGTGGCCCCCCGTCGCGGATGATGCCGCCGCTGTTGACCGGCTTCACCGACGGCTGGTCGGGGAGCTTCTGGAGCGAGGCCTGGATCCGCTCCATGCGCTCCTGCGCTCGCTTCCAGCGCCCGCCGGTCCGCGGCTCCTCCCCGAAGGTCTTCTCGTACTCGGGACGGCGCTCGTAGGCGAAGACGCAGAAGAAGTCGATCGCGCAGCGGCGGATCAGACGGTCGGCGCGGTTGAAGGCCGTCGAGGTCGTGTCGATGTCCCCGAGGAGCCAAGACTCGACCTCCGCCTCGGCGTCGTCGATGCAGGCGTTGAGGGCGTCGACGTTGAGCGTGTTCGAGCCTTGGTCGGTGAAGATGTAGCCCACGCTCGACGCGGAGAGACGGTTCTCCACGTCGAGCTGCGTCAGCCACTTCCCCACCGATCCTCCAGCGCCGAGCTCAGCGGTTCACTGGAACGCGTTGAGGAGCAGGCCGCCGACGAGCGAGACCTGGCCCGTGCCGCCGGTCACGATCTCGGCGTCGTCGTGCGCGACGATGATGACCCGGCAGCCCCGCTTCCCCTTGAAGGGGTTGAAGAAGGACCGGACGGTGAACCCACCTTGCACGCGGCCGCCGAACTCGGTGGGCAGCGCGTTCTGGCCAGCCCCGTTCCAGCGCATCGTCTTGAACGTCGAGACGTCGAACATCGACACGGCGTCGCCCGGCGGGCGCCGGAAGAGCGTGACGTGGCTCTGCCAGATGTAGGGGTAGGTGTTGGCCGCCGTCTTCGTACGGGCCGCGAAGATGTTGGGGCGCGGCAGCTCGAGGAGCGCCGACCACTCGTCGTAACGGCTCTTCTCGGGGAGCGGCCGGACACCCGACTTGGCGAAGACGTACTTCTGGACCGCCGGGCTCTCGCAGAAGGCGTTCCAGGTGTTGTAGGACATGCCCATGTCCGTCGGGAGCATGAGCGACCGCTCCATCAGGTTCTTGATGTCGCGGACCGGGTTGGCGTTGGCGCCGCCGTTCCACTGGGAGCCGGCGGCGATCGTGGTGACGAGGCTCTGCGCCGAGGAGAAGTTGGCCGAGGTGGTGGCCATCGCCTGCACGCGGAGCTCGCGGCTCACGAGCAGCTTCTCCATCAGCATCCGCGTGGCGGCCATCTCCAGGTTGAGCGGCGCGTCCTGGTTGGCGATGAGCTCCGTGGGCAGCACCGAGGCGAGCGCGTAGCCCTTGGTGGCGAAGCGGTCGTTGGTGACCAGAGGGTTCACCTCGGGCACGTCGGCGCCGGGTGCGACCTCGATCCCGCCGACGGGCGCGAAGGCGTTGTCCGGGTTGAACTCGAAGTAGAAGTCGCTCGCCTTGTTGACGACCACCGGAGGCGCCACCGCGTCGGCCCCGAACTCCGCGTTGCGGAAGCCGGAGATGTAGTTGCTCAGGGCCGCGTCGATGTGGACGTCGCCCGTGCCGAGGTCCATGGTGACGAGCGTGCCGCTCGGGTCGCGCAGCGTGATGGTGTGCTGCACGAGGTCGAAGTCCTCGGCGCCGACGATCGTGCGCTCGAGGCCGCCGAAATCCTGATAGGGAGGCATGGAGAGGATTCCTCTGCTGGGAAGGGAGTTGGGGCGGCGCTCAGGCGTTGTTGGCGAGCGCGTGGGCCACGCGGACGAGCTGCCCGTCGGTGGCGGCGTCGAGGGCGATGCCGAGCTGCTCCGTGGCGGCGGCGCAGGTCTTCGCGTAACCGAGCTTGCCGCTGTCGGTGGCGATCTGGACGTTGGCGCCGTAAGCGATGGTTCCGTCGGCCGTCATGACCGAGACGCCAGAGACGCGGACGCGCCCGCTGCGCCCCGCGGGGATGCGCTCGACCGTGACTCCGAGCGTGCCGGCGACGCTGCCCGAGACCGTGGGCAGGACGATGCCGCCGGCGTAGTCCCCGACCGGAGGGTTCGCGGTGTCGGTGAGCACCCCGAGGCCCGCCGCGATGTCGCTGGCGCCGAAGTTGTGATACGTGAGAACGAGGGTGTCGACGGACCCGAGCTGCACGGACGAGCTCATGAGATCGCTCCTGGAAGGCGTGGAAGGACCGCCGACCGCCGACCAAGGGGCGTGCGTGCAGCGGAGGAATCAGGCAGCGCACGGCTGTCCCCGGCGCAGCGCACGGCCGCGCGAGACAGGAGCGCTGGAATCAGTCGGTGGCGCGAATCAGGCGCCGAGCTGCGGCATGGCCCGCTGGCCGGTCGCGACCTGGAAGGCGTACGACGTCGCGGCCTCGCGGCTCATCTTGTGCTCGGAAACCAGCTTGTCGCAGAGCTTGGCCTGGTCGGCGAGGCTCAGCGCGGCCTGGCCGGGCGCCGACGGACCGGGCCCGGGGGCGGTGACGGGCGGCGCGCCGACGGGCGTGCGGGTCGTGGTGAGGTTGCGGAGGAGGTACTCCTTGCCGGCGAGCCGGGGATATCGCTTGTGGAAGCGCTCGAAGTCGGCCCGGGCGAGGATCATCATGTCGCCCTTGTCGTCGTCGGTGAGCTTGCGCGCGTCCTTGTAGGTCGCGAACGCCTCCTCGACGCGGTCGACGATGGCCTGCTCCAGGCGCTGGGCGTCGGCGTCGCGCAGGGTCTTGAGCTCGGCCTCGACCGTGGCGAGCTTCTGCTCGGCCGCCGCCCGCGCGGCCTGCTCGTCCTTCAGGGACAGGGAGAGCGCGCTCTTCTCGGTGGCCAGGCTCCGGGCCTCGCCGTCCCGCATGCGGAGCTGCTCCTTGGTCTTGCCGAGGGCCTCGGCGAGGGCGGCGGGATCGTCGGTGGTGGGGGTGACGTCGCTCATGTGCATCTCCTCGACGTGCCGCTCGATGGCGGCGTCGATCATCTCCTCGACCGCATCCAGGATCTCGGACACGGGCATGTGCGCCGGCGCGTTGATCGCCTCGGCGAGCTGCGGGATGTAGTCGCCGCAGTGGACGCCTCCCGCCGAGTAGTGGCCCGTGGCGTGGATGGCGGGCTTGTCCAGGATGGCCTTGGCGTGCTCGCGCAGCTTTCCGAGGTGATCCTTCATGTCGGCGCCCGTCGCGATGTCGGGCAGCTTCATGCAGGCCTTCAGGCTCTTCATCATCTCGTGGTGCGTCGAGGGCAGGCTCATGGTCGTGGCTCCGGGCGCGGCGGGGTCCCGCGCCGCGAGGGGTTGCAGGCCGCGCAGGAACGGCCGCGTGACGAGCGCGACGCTGGTGAGGCGCGCCCCGATCGGCTGCGCCGTCTCGGGGTGTTTCGCGCCGAAGCGGATCGCGGGGCTGAAGAAGGGGTATCGGCCCTCGCGCACGTAGGTGAGCGCGGGCTCGAAGAATTCGCAGAGGCCCCAGAGCCCGTCCTGCCCGCGATTCTCGAGGTCGAGGATCCGGCCCTGGAGAGGTGCGCCCGTCACCGGGATGGTGCCGCTCGACTCGTCCGCTTCGGAGGCGTGCTCGAAGTCGATCCCGACCGCGCCCTTGTCGACCTCGCGGTAGTTGCGGACGATCTGGTCGAAGACGGCCGGATTGAGCTCGAACGCTCCGGCCGGGTGCCCCCGGAACTGGCCCACGCGGGCCACCTGGTTCCAGCGTGGCGCCACCAGCTCCGCGCGGAGCTTCAGCGCCTTCGCCTCGACGGCAGCCCGGTCGGGGCTGTTGCCCACGAAGCTGGCGAGGTCCTTCTCGACGGCCTCGAGCTGGCGCGCCACCTCTGCGAGGGGCGCGGGGTCGAAGCCGATGGGCTGGTCGCTCAGGGTGACGGTGCGCTCCCGGCCGGCGGCGTCCGACGCGTGGAGGATCTCGACGCGCCGGTGGCCGCTCGGGTGGCTCTGCACGGTCACCCGCAAGCCGGGGATGGGTGCGGCGCCGGGGCGAGAGGCTGGCTTCCTGGCCACCGCGGGCTTCTTCGCCGGCCGGAGAGGCGTGCGTTTCCGGGGCGTGGGGCCGCCGGCCTTGGGGCTGGCAGCCTTGATGCTTGTGGCCACGTGGGCTCCGGTAGGGTTGGGGGTGAGCGAGACCCACGTGCCCGGGTTCTCGGTGGACGCTGGCGGGACAACCCCGGTCGGGATGCGCTGCCGCTGGTCGCTGGGGCTCTGGAAGAAGGGCGCGCCGCAGGTCGCGCACGTGCGCGCGTCGTCGAGGCTCCAGCGCCGTCCACTGCGACAGGAGACGCAGCGCGGTGGCCGCCTCGCCGGCGGCGCGCCGTCAACGTGGACGTCGGCGGGACCGAGGTCGAGCTTGCGGAGGGGCATGGGGGGCGGGCGCGGGCGGCGGCTCGAGCACCGCCAAGAGGGCTCCGTCGGAGACCTCGAAGCGCTGTCCGGTCGCGAGGTCGGCGAAGAGGGTGAGGGTCTCGTCCGTGCCGCCGGCGACGCCGTACCTGCGCAGCACCTCGAGCGGGCGAGGAGGTGCCTCTGCGGCGGCGCGCTTGGCCTGCACCTCGGCCTCGAGGCGGGCGTTCTCGGCGTCGGCGGCGCGCTGCTGCGCAGCCTCGGCCTCGGCGTCCGCGGCGGCCTTCTGCCGCTCCTGCTCGGCCTTCGCCGCGGCCGCGGCGGCCGCCCTACGCTGCGCGACGATCCGGGCCCGGCGAGGGCACGTGATGGCGAGCGCGTCCAGCAGGCGCCGGATCACGAGGCGCTCGGCCTCGAAGGCGTCCGTGGGGTTGTTGGGGGGGACGAGCAGGACCAGGCGTGCGCCGGTCCTTCCGACGGCGAGGTCGTCGGCGAGCCGGCGGGCCTCCCCCTCGTAGAGGCCGAAGGCACGCGCGATGTCGGCCTGGTCCTCGAAGACGTGCTCGCCGTAGACGAACCACTCGGGCGTGATGTCCAGCTCGACGCGGAGCCCCGGGTAGTGGACGAGGCCCTGGGGGCCCTGCGGTTGGTCGTGAGACACGGTGAGCCTCGTGAGACGCGCGGCGCGCGCGCCCCACCCGAGATGGGCGCGCGCCGGCGGGGTGGGTCGGTGCGTCAGAAGTTCTGGACGACGAGCTTGGCGGTCGTGGTGTCGGAGCCGGAGCTCGAGGTGCAGATGACGGAGCTCGAGCCTCCCTTGCCGGCGGTCTGCGTCGAGATGCGCAGGATGCCCGCGGTACCGCCCGGCGTGACCGGCGTGGCCGTGATGTTGGTGGGCCCGGCGAGACCGCTGAGCACCCAGAGTCCGGTCTGCGTGGGGGAGACGCCGGCGGAGAAGGCCGTCGTCGTCACGAAGTCGAACTGGGGGTAGAAGGCCGGGTCGGTGGTGTCGACCACCAGCGTGCTCGCCGCAACGCAGGCCTTCCACGTGCTGTTCTTCCAGTGCGTGCCCTCACCGCTCAAGGTGATGAGCTGCCCGCCGGGCTGGGTGGTCCCGGTTTGCCACCAGACGGGGCGGGACAGGGCTGCGGAGCCCGTGGTGACCGGGCCCACCACGTAGGGCCCGTTCTGGCTCGTGGTGGTTTGGGAGACCAGGAGAACGATGTCGCCCTGGATGAGGGTCACGCCGTCGTTGCCCGCGACCGTGAAGGCGGCGAGGCTCGCGATGTTGGACGCGACGACGGCGCGTGCCTTGTAGACCGAGGGCTCCACCGTCGGCTGCGAGATGACGCAGGCGATGGTGACGGAGGTGGTGTCGACCGTGATCGGCGCCGCGGTGGTGAGCATCCACAGCGTGCCGAGGGCGCTGGTCCCCTCGGACGCCACGAAGGTGCTCCCGCCGTTGACCACCATGCCGGTGGCCCACCACGCCGGCCGAGTGAGCGGCGCGGTGCCGGTGGTGACGGTGCCGACGATGTACGGCCCGTTCTGGCTCGCGGTCGACTGACCGACCAGCAGTACGGTCTGCCCTGCCGTGTAGGTCGGGCCGTCCGCGCTCGCGACCGTGAACGCCGAGAGGCTGGAGACGTTCGCGGTGACGACGCCGCGGACGCCGTAGGAGACCTCCGGGACCCACGCCGTCGTGGTGGCGCTGGTCGCGACGAGGGTCGAGGCGGCCGCGGGGGAAGCGGGGATGGAGATCCCGTTGACGCTCGCGCTGAGCGGCGCCGCGAACGCGAGCGCGGTGGTGTCGAGGGTGATGGGGTTCGCGGTCGTGAGGCCGAAGGACTGGCCCGCGTAGGTGCCCTCCATCACGCGGGTGGTCATCCCGCTCGTGACCATCGCGCTCGTGTTCGCGTCGGTGTCGCGGGTGAGCGCGGCCGTCCCGGAGGTGACGACCCCCACGACCCAGATCCCCATCCGCTTCGCGTTGGTGGACTCCACGCCGTCGAGGCTGGAGTTGTGCCGGACGAGGACGCGGTCGCCCTGGACCAGGGTCACGCCCTGGCCGGCGCCGTCGAAGTTGGCGACCGTGATCGACCCCAGGTTGGCGACGCTCGCTCCCGTCGCAAGCCGCACCGGCTCCTTGTGGGTCGTCTGCGTCTGGTACTGGTAGAGGTCGACGCCGATGGACGGCGGGTAGTTTCCGAACTGGGCAGGGTTCGGCGGGGGAGCGGGGTTTCCCATGGGTGCTCAGCTCTCGGCGGCGACCGCCGGCTTGGGAGGCGCCGAGGGGGCGCGCTTGGGGGCGCCTGCGGCGCCTTTGGGGGCGCCTGCGGCGCCTTTGGAAGCGCCGGAGGGGCGCGGGGGCTTGTGAGCGGGCGCCTTCGCGGGCCCCGTCTTCGAGGCGCGTTTCGGCGCGGTCGGTTGGGAGGGCTCCGCCGCGGAGGCTTCGTCGGTCTCGGCGGACCCGTCTCCGGGAGAGCCGCCTTGCGGGCCGCCTTCCGCCGCACCCTCGGCCGAGGCGCCCTCGGCCGAGGCGCCCTCGGCGATGGCCTTGGCGCGCCCGAGGAGCTCCTGGACAAGCCGGGCAGCGCCGTCGCGGTCCATGCTGGCGAGCGAGGACTTGAGCGCCGGGCTCAAGTTGACGCCCACCATGGATGCGAGGGCCTCGACGGCGGTGGTGAGGCTGGTGGAGGTCGCCGGCAGGAGCGCGAAGAGGTCCGTCGGCTTTAGCGGCGCGAGGCGAACGGCGTCGGGGTCCGCCGGGTCGACCAGCTTGATCCCGAGCATCTCGGCGAGAGGCTTGGCGTCGATGGCGCCGCAGACGGCCGCGAGCTTGACCGCGCGGTCGAGCATCTGGTCGGGCGAGATCTGCTCGACGTGGACCGTGACGCCCGGGCACAGGTCCTCCTCGCCGGGGTAGTTGAGGTGGCAGAGCCACCACACGATGCCTCCAGATGCCTCGTTGTTGCCGCCGCGTAGCGTGTCGGCGAGGCAGCAGGCGTCGTAGCGGGCGTTGCGGACGTCGCTCTCGGCGTGGACCTCGCCGAGGCTCCTGGCGCCCTTGTCGCCGGCGTCGACCTGGAGCGTGCCGCCGCGGATGGCCTTGGAGATCTGCTCGTCGCAGAGGGCGATGAGCTTCTCGTGGTTGATCCCGTTGGTGGTGCCGCTGATTCCCGGTCCGAGCAGCGTGATCTTCACGCTGTCCGGGAGCGAGGCTCCGGACAGGGAGCCGACCCCGAGCGCGGCGAGCGCGGCCTCGAGCGCCTTGATGTCGTTGTCGTCGGCGGCGCGGGGCTTGTCGGTCGAGGCCTCGACCGTGCTGTAGGTGCCGATCGCCCAGGGCTTGCCGAACCGCTCGACGTACTGAGCGGCCCCCCGGATGGCCATGTTCTTGATGACCTGCCAGAAGCCGATCGTCCGGCCGAGGCCATCGCGCGTCGGGTAGTCCGCCCGATGCGTGGGGGTGTGGAGGAGGATCTTGCCCGGCGCGTCCCGGACCCGGAGACCGAAGAAGTTCTCGGTCGGGTAGAGGCCGATCATCGTCGGCATCACCGCGCCCTGGTCCCAGATGTGGGCGCTCCAGTCGTTCTGGTCAGGCCAGGCGACGCGCCGGCTGTGGATGAAGCCCAGGCCGACGACGTTCCAGCCGTCGGCGCCGAGCGCCCAGTGGACCTCGCTCGCGCCGGCCCCGTAGTAGAGCGCCGAGAAGCAGAGGCCGTAGAATGCCTGCGTGCGGGCCGGGATCGCGTCGATGCGACGCTGGAGGTCTTCGGTGATCTCCTTGGCGCGCTTGGCCCTCGCGCTCTTCGGGTTGGGGTCCGGCGCTGGCGTCAGCTCGACGCGGCCGCCGGCGACGGCGAGGGTCCGCTGCTCGAGGACCGATTGGGTATGGGGGTCGCGCTCGAGCAGCTCGTCGAGGGCGTCGACGTATTGCTGCCGGTAGCCGTTCTGGCAGACGCGGTAGACGCTCGCCAGGTACTGGAGCGAGAGGTTCGACCCGAGGAGGATCGGCCAGCGATCGATGAGCGGCCACGGCGCGACCGTGCGCTTGAGACCGCTGTTGCCGTTGGCGACGCGCGCGGTGTTCCGCGCCGGGTCGCCTCTCGGGCTGATGCCCTTCGGGCCCTTCGAGGCGCGCGCCATGGTGGCTCCGGCGGGTGAGCGCCGAGGAGGGGCGCGTGGGCCTGCGTCAGGGCGCGCGGGCGCGCATCCGGCGGCGCAGGATCAGGGGCGTGGGGTGACGCGCAGTGAGGCGCGCCGCGGGATGGACTTGAAGGGGGCCGCGTCGTCGACCTCGGTCTCCCCGAGGTCGCGGAGGCGGGCGCCGAGCGTCGCGATCTTCTCGATGGCGGCGGTCTGGTCGAGGCGGTCGGAGCTCCCGGCCTCGAGGTAGGTGACGCTGCCCTGGCCGAGGAGATCGAGCTTCCGCGCGGCCTTGGCGCGCTCGGCGTCGCCGGCGGCGGTCGCGGCGGCCATCTCGCCTTCCATCTCGGCGAGCAGCTTCGCGCGCAGCGTGTCGCGCGAGCGCTCGGCCGCGGCGAGCGCTCGCTCCGCATCGAACAGGAGGGCCGCGAGCTCGGGAGCGTTCACGAGGATGCGGGCCCGCCGAGCTGTGCGATGGCGCGACGTTGCCGGAGGTAGGCGGCGCGCGCGAGCCAGGCCATCACGCCCACGAGGGCGAGGATCCAGAGCAGCTCGTCCATGGGGATCACCGGTAGGGGCGGCCGACGCTGGTACGGACGCGGAAGCGCGGGTCCATGAACGGCGGCGGGGGAGCCGGGGGAGGGGGAGGAGAGACCATGGCGCCTCGAGGAAGGGGACGGCGGCGCCCCCGCCGCGTGTTGAAGCGAGGGCGCCGCCGCTGGGGGTGGGA